TTCATATCCAATACATGAAGTTAAATCCACATAAGAATGGGATTTACCTATCATTTGTAAACAAAAGTCTTTGAATATATGATCTTCATCCAAGGAATACCATTTTTCATCAAAATTAGTTTTACCTGTATGTTGTTTATGTGTTCGGAATACTTCTATAATATCACTCTGAAAAGAAGAATTTAGATTTATAACATCATCTAATATTATGACCATTCCAAAGCCTCAGAAACTGCAGGAAACTGTTCTATAAAAATTTTCCTACATGCTTCTGCAATTTGCATATGCTCTTTTTGTGTTCCATGAGCAGATCTTAAATTAATATAATGTATCCAAGAACGACAAGATCCAGTCATATAGATCCTTGTAGGAGTACAAAGTGGTAATACCATTCTAGCACACTCTTTAGCAACACCTTGACTAAGCATTTGCTCATATAATGCTTTAGAAGAACTAAACAGTGTAATCATCTGTTTATTAAGCTTTTCAACTAATTCAGGATCTAAATCATCAGTCGAATTTTGACGATTCTTCAAATCTTGTTGACGAAGCTCTGGTAACTCAATATTACCCAATGCAGTGCTATCAGCATACCTTTGAGAGAACTCTTGGAACGTGAAACTACGATGTCTTAGTATCTGTGCAGCAATAGCACGAGTAGTCTCTATCTCTAAGGACATAGAAGACTGTTCAAATACACTCCAATGATTATGCTTGATACAATACCTTAGCAGTCCAGCATACTTCTCATTGTCCTGATTAGCAGGGTTAGACACACGGGCAATATACCCCATAGTCTGTTCTGCATCAGGAGTGATACTTACAAGTTTTACAGTCATTCTCCAAATCCTTTGTTACGTTTTGATCTTTCAGCAGAAATCTCTTCCTCAAGAATTTTAACTTGTTCTTTCATGTAAATAAGTTCCTTATCATCATAAAGAAATTCATTCTTAAGAGACTTCTTAATTGCCTTCAGTAATAATTTAGATCTTTTCATTAGTCCGTGTACCCATCATCGTCATCATAGAGTTCATCATAGTCAACAGGAGTTTCAAATGCCTTTGAGTTCTTGTATGCATCTACATCAGAATATACTTCTGCTTTAAGAGCATCAACTAATAGTTCTAAATTACGAACTATAAGTTTTAATTTTTCTCTTTCAGGTTCCATAATTTTTATATGGTATTTAGATATTTTACACAAAAAAAGAGGAGCTGTCAATAGCTCCTCTCATATTAAGTTATTAACTCCTATTAGACAGTAGATAGAACACGTTTGTGTCCTTCAGCGTCTACAAGAAACGATACACCACGGTATGTCTCTACATGTTCTGCTGCTCTTACAGTCTTATTAGGACGATTTTCGGTATCATATGTGATACCACGGTAAGTAACTTTTGCCATTGGATTTACTCCTAAAGTAGTTGGGTTTTTAATCCGTTCCTTTAGTCGGCTTTTGCGTCCCAATCACATTCACCTGCTGCACTGTCCTTAACAATCTGAATCATTTCAGATCGTGCTTCCTCAGAGATTCTGTATGTCTGCATCTTAGAGATGAGATTATCAGACTCTGAACAATTTAAAGCAGTAGCAATAATAAATGAGATCATGGGATGAACGATTCCGTTCCGAGTCGGCTTACTTGCGTCCCCTCAACGGGGATGAACGTATGTGTTAATACTAACACAGATATAGATATTTATACGAATGCTTAACAAAATGTAACATCGACCCTACAGACAAAAAAATGTCGGAGTTTTTTTCCGCCGATTTTTGGAATAAAAAGTCGAATTTGCCTGAGGGATGATTACGATTTACGCTTTTTCTTTGCCTGAGGTGGTGCATACCCCCAAAGGTTTGGTTTTATAGTACCTTGACCATACTCAATAGACTTTAATCCTCCCTTAAACTTATCCCAATACATATCAAACAAAGTTGTCTTTGTTCCTCTTGTTAAATCAGAACAAACCTTATCCTCATGAACATACTTAACAATATATGAATCAGTAGGTGCTTTCTTTGTAGTGATCTCTGCAAGAGAACCATTTTCTACAATAATTTCACATCCATATTTTTCTCTAGATGATTCTCTTTCTGTAGGTAACCAAGGAGAAGACTTTTCTGCTGCTTTCTTCTCTGTTGTAGTTTCTGTTGTCATGAACGATTACCCCATACAATATCTGGATATGCTTCCGCAACAATTTCTCTTGAAATCTTATAAGAATTCTCCAATTCTTTATCCTTTACAAGAACAAGAATCTCTGCTTCCAATGGGTGTACACCCTCAAGAATATTAATGAAGATTGTTTCACGACGAATGGGTTTCATACCATCCTGTCCACCTCTAACAAAGTAATAAAAATGCTTAGACTCTCTACGAAGAGTAGTCTGACCATTCTGATCAGAAACACCTAAAGAAAAATTCCCACTCTCATGCATTGAACGAACATCTTGAGTGATTTTACCAGATAGACTTCCACTATAAACATTCTGATCATCAAATCCATTGTAAGGAACTTGTCCAGGAGGGAGTGCAGATATTACTGACTCATCGAAATTCCAAATGAGCAACATTTTAAGATAAGGTTCCCCATACTTCCGTAAAACTTCAATCTTTTTAGCCTTAGTTCTCTGCCTAGAAACTAAATCAAATACCTCAAAGGCAAATGGATGTCTAGGAAGATTTGGAGTAGGAGTTACAGTAACCTTTTTCTTAGGTGTCGTTTTCCTAGTTGTCGTCTTCTTCGCTTTCGTTGTCGTCATGATAGTTTTCAAAGTTAAATGCAATTACCTCATCAGGAACTAAGTTCCCATTTCCATCAAACATTTCGGGGTGAGGTCTTGGTACTTCCCGATAGTTCATCATATAATCTCTTGCTACCCATCCACTTATTGTCCCCACTAAAAAAAGTAAAAATGATATAGGTAATACTGTTACTAATACTATATCAATGGTGCTCATTTGTCTACCCCCTTTAAGGAATTAGGTTTTTTTCCTTGCCGATAAGGAAAATTCAAAGTAGATAGTTACTTCTCGATTAAAAAAGCAGACAATCTTATCAAAAACAATGTGAAATGGTTTGCGTTTCTTTTTGCCTCCACTAATTATAAGTTCAAACCCACGATTAATACGTTCGTTTGATTTATTTATCTTATTGCTGAATGATTTTATTTTCTTTGAGGAATTTAATGGTTTCAACAGATCCTCCTAATTTCTTTCCATCACATGTAACTTGTGGGAAAGTTGATCCTTCACCAAACTCCCCATAAAATGCATCCTTTTCAAACTGCTGTCCTAAAGTATACACCACATATTTACTATTTGTCAACTCTAATACTTGCTTTACCTTATCACAATATGGACAACCATCCTTAGAAAATATTGTAAAGTTCATTACTGTAGTCTAAAATATAATTTATAAGACTTTTATTATAGCACAATTACGCTGATAATGCTAAGAAGGTTCGGTAGGCCAAGTTACTGAAGATGCATCCAACCCACCATCATCTCCTAACGTTGGATTTGCAGATGAAGGCAAATCTCTCAATGCCTGTCTATAATTCTTCCATGCAGTAGGTATATTAGTTCCTGTTTCTTTTGCTTTAGTAACTCTCCAATCAGATTGTCCAATTAATCTATCTCTTTCTATACGAAGAAGTCTCATTGGTTCTGCATTTTTTAATTCAGTAATCTTTGCGTTAACTTCTTCTTCTGTTGGTTGAGTTATGTCTGGTGAATTCCAGTCAATTCTATCATTTGCATACACTGAAAAAGATGCACCAGGCTTTAAACTTAAAATAGCATCAGTCTTATCAATAATCATCGTCCAATCTCCATTGCAGTTAATGTACAAGAACCATCGAAAAAATTCGTTCCAGCTTTACCTCTATTTAAATAAAGTGTACCACCATTTTGAGTTACATGATTAAACCTAGTACGAAATTGAGGGTTCATACAGCCTCCATCAACATATGAAGATAAAGATCCAGTTGCAATTTCATCATAAAGATATGAACCAGTTATAGAGAGTGTGTTATACTCATTAGTTGACATAGGATCATCCTCACCATGAAAGTCGAATAAATTTACCCAATTAGT